GGGAACTCTGGTCACATTCCAAGAAGAATGTCAGCAAGATTTTCTGCTTTCTGAAGATATTCTGATTGCAAAAATTAATGCCGTTGGGATTGTTGTTGAAAATGTCAACGCTTGTGTTTTTGACGGAAACGAAACCTCTGACTATCAATTTAGCGTTAACGCTGCTTATCAGCTTACGTTCAAAAACTGCCGCTTCTTAAATTCAACCGGATTTATTGTTGGCTCCGATAGCGTGTCTTTGGAGCAATGCCGTTTTTCCGGTTACGGCGGCATCACTACCGCACGCGGCACTGGTCGCGTGACGTTTCGTGACTGCTCATATTACCGCCGATCTATTATTGACCCCAGCAGCCCCAATTCTACCTTTATTGAAGAAACACCAGACAAAGTTGTTTTTGAAAACTGTGATTTTTATGGTGCGCCTCTCCGCGTCATATCTAGTTCGGATGCATCACCACCTAAAAAGGTTGTTTATCAGAATTGCCGAATTCGCACACCGAATATTGGGCTTATTATTCGCGGCAATTACAATGCGTATGACACTTCAGTAGACGTTATAAACTGTTATTTTGACTGCCCAGGCGGAGTATCGTTTGCTGGCGTTAAAACAATTATCGACATCTCTTTCTGTGACGGCGTTAAAATTGTCGGTTGTTCGTTTAAGAATGGTGCTGTGGATGCTTATGTCGCAGCGGCTTCGTCTATCGGCGCTTTTGATGGTGTGATTTACGATAACTTAAATGGATCGACATTAGGATTGCATTCATCGATTCCTTACGGCGTTCGTAATTTTGGTAAATCAAGTGTTCAGTTAGAAGCAGGTCAAATTACCTTTCCTGCCATGCAAAATCCTAGCACTGATCCAAACACGCTGGATGATTATGAAGAAGGAACATTCTCTCCAACGCTTGCAACGGACGGAACCGATTTTGGCACAGTTTCGTATCGAAATGAACGTGCTGGTTCATACGTCAAAATTGGGCGCATGGTATATTTCCAAATACGCATGGAGACTGGGCCTGTGACCGTTGGCGGTGCGACCGGTAATGTTGTTATTGGTGGCCTTCCGTTTGCAGCCCAGCCTGTTAACGGCATCACTGGCGCACGCAGAGGATACTCCGCTTTTGCGATTGCTGATGTAGCTGGGTGGACTATCAGCCCTCTTAGTGCTGGCATCAGAGATAATGAAAGCATTGTTCGCCTGTTCACTCGCGCTACGATTGGGGCAGCGGATACCGCTCTAGCTATTGCGGATATAGGTAATTCAACTAACGTGAATAATATAACAATCGCCGGTTGTTATATGACGGCATCGTAAGAAGTGGCGCACCTGTAATGATCACTCCATCTTATTCAGCTACTGCAACTGAGCGTGTTCTGCCTCGGATGGCGCTTGATTTTACGACAGGCGTTTTAGATCCACGCGTATCTGTTGTACGGGCGCTTAATACAGCCACACGCGTAAATAGCAGCGGACTTATTGAAGGTGTTAATGCTGACCTTCCACGCTTTGATTACAACCCCGTAACGCTTGCACCTCGCGGCTTGTTAATAGAGGAACTCCGTACAAATTTGTTGACTCGGAGCGAGGAGTTTGAGACTGGGAATTGGGGGAAGGTAAATCTTTCAACAACTGCAAATACCACTACTGCTCCAAGCGGCGCACTTACCGCAGACTCGATTATTGAAAATACTGCTGTCAACGCCTATCACCAAACATCGCAAACTTTCACATCTACCGCAGCGACCACATATAGCTTCTCCGTATTTTTAAAAGCAAACGGGCGCGACACAGCAACTATGATGTTGGGCGCAGGCGTAAACTTTGTCTTCTTTGCGTTTAACTTGACCACGGCAACAGTTGGGGCTGTACAATACGCCGGATCGACATGGAGCAACGGGACTGCCTCAATAACTAACTTTGGCAACGGATGGTATCGCTGTGTCATCAGTGGCCTTGTGTCTAACGCTGCGTCATACAATGCTGTAGTTGAAATAAACGAAGGGGCTAACCGCCAATACACAGGCAATGGCACTAGCGGCCTTTTCGTTTGGGGCGCTCAACTCGAAGCAGGCGCATTTGCCACCAGCTACATCCCCACGGTAGCCAGCCAAGTAACACGCAACGCTGACGTTGTGAGCATGACGGGGACAAACTTCAGCGATTGGTATAACGCTAGTGAAGGTGCGTTACAGGTAAACGCAACTGCTATTTCTGCATCTCAATACGTGAGCGCAGCAGCGATCTACCTTGACGCTAACAATTACATTGCGTTTTCGTTTGGTGATCTTAACAAGCCTAGATTGCTAATCAGAAACGCTGGCACATTTGAAGTCAACACAACTGCTTCTGCGGCCCAAACAAATCCGTTCAATCAATGCGCGGCTTACAAATCTGGCTCTATTTCGTTTGCGTCTAACACCACGCTGATCGTCAACAGCGTTAATAAACCTATCCCGTCCGGCCTAACAGCTTTATATATTGGGTCGAACCCTGCGCTCGGCGCTACCGGTTTTTCAAATGCTTGGTTAACAAAAGTTAATTATTGGCCGCAGCGTTTAATCAACAACGAAGTTATTTCGGTTTCAAAATAAGGACGCCTCATGTCTCTTACTCAAGTCACTTACTCCATGATTTCTGGCCCTGTCGTTAACGCGACGGACTTCGGCGCTGTCGGAGATGGCATTGCAGATGACACGGCGGCCTTAAACGCCTTTTTTGCGGCAGTATCAGGGAAGCACGGCCTTATCCCCGCTGGCACATATAAAATTACTTCGCGTATCAATCTGCCAACACTCACAAACTGCACGATAACTGGTGTTCCGGGGCAGACCACCATTACTGGCAGCTTCGGCTATTCGCTGGTGCTTGCCGTCGAAATGTCAAATGTTCATTGGTACGGGATTGAATTTAATAGCGCCTATAACAACGCAGTCGATGGTAGTCTTAACAACGGCGTTTTTATGCAGGACAGCTTTGACTGCATAAACGTCAGTATTCGTCAGTGTAAATTTACGTCGCCGCTTGGCAATGCACAGGGCCTATCTTTTTTCAATCGGACAAATGCGATAGGAACTGACACTTGCGTCATCAATGGCCTTTGGATTGAAGACAATATTTTTGAGAATATAGGCTCTATTGCGTGCGTCATTTACAATCGGCAGGAAACGTCTGATAAATATGACGCAGCAACACGGGTGTATTTTAACCGGAATCTGGGTAAAAATTTAGGTATTCTTCAGACAAACACCAAAGGCTTTTTGGTAAGTCTTGATGGCTTTGGTTCGCAGTTTACGGTTGATTACAACGATGTTGATAACCCCAATGGCATCGGAATAGAGAATACCGGATGGGTTAAGGGGTCGCTGTCTTACAATACTTTTCGCAATTTTGGAGGTGTTGGCCGTCGATGCCGCGCCATGTCAGTCGCGGATTCATCAGTCACATACCCTGTGTACGAACTAACGGTTATAGGCAATAAGTGCATTGATCCAGCGACGAACAAAAGCTACGCATCTTTTTGCTCTGACAGTTATTTTGCCGGAAACTCATGGGCGCAAACTGGAACAGGTATAGGCTCAGAATCAGGATTTACATTTTTTGATTCATCACGAAACAAGGTTTTCGGCGATATTTATTCATCCGATCAATCATACGCTGTACGTTTTCAAAGCACGACAGGAACCTGTCAGGGTAACGTAGTTCACGCAGCGCAATTTGATACGTCCGCAAGTGCTGCAAACGTCGCCGTCATAAATTTTGATGGGGCGGCGACATCTGGCAATGTGGTTTTTGGTTCACTAGCTAAAGGCACGGGTGGGGCTTTTGTTACCAATACAAACAGCGCAGCCAATAACGAAACTGGTTATGACGCTACGGGAAGCGGAAACTTAGGCGTTACCTTTGCCGTGGCTGGAAACTTAAATTTTGCAGGAACCACGCCATTTAAGTGGACGCGCAAAGGCAACCTCTGCACCGTGTCTTTTGCAATAGACAGCACAACTTTTACGCACACTACAGCATCCAGTTTTTTACGTTTAACTGGGCTACCGTTCACAGTAGCAAGCGGCGACGAATCTGGCTTAGGCGCAATGTCCGCTGTTCAAGGGATTACTAAAGCTAACTACACACAGTTTGGCGTCCGCGCCTTTGCGGGGCAAACATATATGTTAATATATGCATCAGGTAGCGGTCAAAATGCGGCTTTAATCCAAGCCAGTGATATGCCTTCTGGCGGAACCTTGGCTTTATACGGCTCTGTAACTTATTTTGTTCAAGACACATAAAATTAACTGATATTGCCAGACTGCATCAAATGATGTAGTCTGGCCTACAACCGTACTGATGCGGCTCATCAGGAACTCTTTAAGGGTTAAACATGGACGATAATGTTCCTATTGAAGCGGATGCCTCCGCGCCAGAACTCGAAGCCACGGCAGCAATCGAGCCTGTAGAAAACACGACGCCGGAAACGCCTGCTGAACAGGAAGCATCTAAGACCTTCTCACAAGAAGAACTAGACGCGATTGTAGGCAAGCGACTTGCGAGAGAACAACGCAAGTGGGAACGAGAGCAAGCACAAAGGCTGACAGAAGCACAGTCTCGGCAACCGGCGCAATCGCCAACCGATCTGACTCCTGAGCAGTTTGACACTTACGAAGATTATGCCGACGCCTTGGCAGAGCATAAAGCGGAAGTGTTGCTGGAACGGCGGGCAACCGCCAGAGAACAGCAGGCATTGCTTGAGCAGTACCATGACCGTGAAGAAACGGCGCGGGATAGATATGACGACTTCGACCAAGTCGCCTACAATCCTAACCTACCCGTCACGGATTACATGGCACAAAGCATACAGTCTTCGGACGTTGGCCCTGACCTGCTTTACTGGTTAGGTACCAACCCCAAAGAAGCTGATCGCATTTCTCGCTTGAACCCGATCTTGCAAGCAAAGGAAATCGGAAAAATTGAGGCCGGATTGGCTTCTAATCCGCCGGTTAAGAAAACTTCAACCGCCCCGGCACCGATTGCTCCTGTCACTGCACGTTCTACTGGCACCAGCCAGTACGATACGACCGACCCTCGCTCGACTAAGTCGATGAGTACGTCGGAATGGATCGAAGCAGAACGACTGCGGCAGATCAAGAAGTACGAGGCACAACGTAACCGTTAAATAGGGAATACCCCATGTCCAATAGCATTTTAACCATTGATATGATCACGCGGAAGGCTCTCGAAATCCTTGAGAACAACCTCGTGCTTACACGTAACGTAAACCGCCAGTACGACGACAGCTTTGCTGTTGAAGGCGCCAAGATCGGCTCAACTCTGCGTATCCGTCTTCCAGACCGTGCGCTTGTTACCGACGGTGCAGCCCTTCAGGTACAGGACGACAACGAGCAGTTCACAACGCTGACCGTTGCCAACCAGAAGCACATCGGCGTTAACTTCACGACTGCTGAATTGACGATGCAGTTGGATGATTTCGCAGAGCGCGTTCTCAAGCCACGTATCTCGCAGCTTGCTTCCAGCATCGACGCTGACGTTGCAAACGCGTATGCAACCATCGGTAACTCGGTCGGCACGCCCGGCACTACGCCAGCTACTTCGGCTGTTCTTCTTGCTGCACAGCAGAAGCTGAACGAAAACGCTGCTGTAATGTCGCCACGTTATGCCACCGTCAACCCAGCCGCAAACGCTGGCTTGGTCGAAGGCATGAAGGGTCTTTTCAACCCAACCGACACCATCAGCAAGCAGTTCAAGAACGGCATGATGGGTACTGGCGTACTTGGTTTCGACGAAATCAATATGTCGCAGTCCATCAAGCAGTTCACCACTGGTACGCGCGACGCAACCGGCGGTTCAACTTCGGCTGCTGTCACGTCGGAAGGCGCGACAACCATCGCCATCACTGGCGCTGGTAACGGCGACACCGTCAAAGCTGGCGACGTGTTCACTGTAGCTGACTGCTTTGCAGTTAACCCACAGACACGTGAAAGCACAGGTTCGTTGTTCCAGTTCGTCGCTTTGGCGGATGTAACTTTGAGCGGTTCGGGCGCAGGCAACATCACTGTTGCACCTGTCTACTCGGCTGGTCACGCACTTGCCACTGTCAACGCACTGCCCGGCAACAGCAAAGCTGTTGTATTCGTCGGTGCTTCTGGCAGCCAGTACGCGCAGAACCTCGTATACCACAAGGATGCCATCACCTTTGCAACCGCCGACCTTCTGCTCCCACAAGGCGTAGACATGGCTTCGCGTCAGGTACATAACGGCATCTCGCTTCGCGTTGTTCGTCAGTACGACATCAACAACGACCGTATGCCTTGCCGTATTGACGTTCTGTATGGCTACAGCACGATCCGTCCGCAAATGGCCGTCCGGATGTGGGGCTAATTTAATCATGGCCTCCGGTTCGCCGGGGGCCATAACTTTTCAGGAGAATTATCATGGCATTACCAAATGGCGGTTCCGCCTATCAGGTTTCAGATGGCAACGTTGATGCAGCCAAGCTGCTCGGCGGCTCGATCCTTACTGCTTCATCGGGCGCAGGCATCTACTTCCTTACGACTGCAATCACTGCAAACAGCACGACGACCGACGCCCCTGCGGGTTCGATTGGCGTGACCACGAACGCAACAGGACTTGGCAAGATGTTCATTTCCGACGGCACTAAGTGGCAGTTCGCTGTCGTCGCTTAACCAATTTGGGCGGCTTTCGGGCCGCCCATTTTCAGGAGATCAATCATGCCTAATACTAAAGCAGTAGGCGTTGCTTACGCCGATCCTTCATTTGAAAGCGTAACTGTCAGCGGCGGGATTGTTGCAAACGGTGGCGTTATCGCTTCTACCATCCAGACTACTGGCGATATTGTCGCTGCCAACCTTAATGCTCGCGTCTATATCCTTAGCACTGCAATCACCGCTAACACGACAACCACTTCTGCCCCTGTTGGTTCGCTTGGTATCACAACCAATGCAACTGGCCTTGGCAAGCTGTTCTACGCAGACGGCACCAAGTGGCAGTTCATGGCGATCAGTTAATTAATCTGGGCGGCTTTCGGGCCGTCCATTTTACGGAGTATCTATGGCTGTTATCTACCTTGTTCACGACGTCCACGGCGCAAAAGTTGCTATCTCAGAAGAGGAAGCGCGCAGCGACGAAGAGTTTGGTTGGGAACGCTATTACCCTGACGCCCCTGTAGAGGCGCCCGTTAACGAAATGTCGGCAGGCAGCAAACGCCGCCGCGCAACGCAGGAAGACTAACCAATGGAAACGGCTGGGGACATAATTAACGGTTCGCTTAGGCTTCTAGGCGTTCTTGCAGAAGGCGAAGTTCCATCGGCTGAAACGTCGCAAGACGCACTGCGCGCCATGAACCAGATGATTGATAGCTGGAACACTGAGCGCCTCGCGGTCTACGCGACGCAAGACCAGATATTCATGTGGCCTGCCGGCCAGTTGTCGCGCACGCTTGGCCCTTCTGGCGACTTCATCGGCAACCGCCCTGTGCTGCTTGAGGACTCGACGTACTTCCGCGACCCCGGCACTGGCGTCAGCTACGGCATCAAATTCATTAACCAGCAGCAGTATAATGGTATCGCGGTCAAGACCGTGACGTCTACCTACCCGCAGGTTATCTTCGTCAACATGACGTTCCCCGACATCGAAATGTACATCTACCCGCGCCCTACGCGCGAACTGGAATGGCACTTCATTTCGGTTGAAGAACTCACCCAGCCTGCAACGCTGGCGACCACACTGCATTTCCCGCCCGGCTATCTGCGTGCGTTCCGTTACAACTTGGCGTGCGAGATGGCACCTGAGTTTGGCGTAGAGCCGTCACCGCAAGTGTCGCGTCTGGCTATGGCATCGAAGCGCAACCTGAAGCGCATCAACAACCCTGACGACATCATGTCCATGCCATACAGCATCGTGGCGACGCGTCAGCGGTTTAACATCTTCGCGGGCAACTACTGATGAAGACGCCGATCCTTGGGTCGGCGTATGTCGCAAGAAGCGTCAACGCCGCAGACAACCGTATGGTCAACCTCTTTCCGGAGATCGTGCCGGAAGGCGGCAAAGAGCCTGCCTTTCTTCAGCGCGCGCCGGGGCTAACCCGTCTGGCTACCATCGGCATCGGGCCTATCCGCGGGATGTGGACGTATGGCGACTACGGCTATGTCGTGTCTGGCCCTACGCTGTTTCAGGTAGACAGCAACTGGAACGCGGTCGCCAAAGGCACCGTAGGCGGCACTGGCCCTGTCAGCATGGCTGACAACGGCACGCAGCTATTCATCGCTGCCAACCCGCAGGGCTACATCTACAACGCCAACACCGACGTGTTCCAGCAGATTACCGACCCTGACTTCCCCGGTGCAGGCACGGTCGGCTACATCGACGGCTATTTCGTGTTCAACGAGCCCGGCACGCAGAAGATTTGGGTTACGCAGCTATTGGATGGAACAAGTGTTGACCCATTGGAGTTTGCCAGTGCCGAAGGCAACCCCGACAATGTGGTTGCTATCTTTGTGGACCACCGCGAAGTCTGGGTGTTCGGCAGCAACTCAACCGAAGTCTGGTACGACGCAGGTCTGCTCGACTTCCCGCTGACGCGTATTCAAGGTGCGTTCAACGAACTGGGCTGCGCGGCGCCGTACAGCATCGCCAAGATGGACAACCAGATTTACTGGCTGGGCAAGGACGCCCGCGGTCAGGGCATCGTCTACCGCGCCGCTGGCTACATCGGTCAGCGCGTGTCAACGCACGCTATCGAATGGCAGATGCAAGAGTATGCCGACATCTCGGACGCCACAGGCTACACATACCAGCAGGACGGCCACAGCTTCTACGTTCTGAACTTCCCGACCGCCGATACGACATGGGTGTATGACGTCGCCACCGGCGCATGGCATGAGCGCGCGTCGTTTGTTAACGGCCAGTTTAACCGTCACCGCGCCAGCAGCCAGATGTTCTTCAACTCTACCACCGTTGTCGGCGACTACCAGAACGGCAAGATTTACGAGTTTGACCTGAACGTGTACGCTGACGACGGTCAACCGCAGAAATGGCTGCGGTCGTGGCGGGCGCTGCCGACAGGCGCTAACAACCTCGCCCGTACTATCCAGCACTCCATGCAGCTTGACTGCGAGACAGGCGTTGGTCTGAACAACGGCCAAGGCAGCAATCCGCAAGTGATGCTGCGTTGGTCCGACGATGGCGGTCACACATGGTCGAACGAACACTGGAAGTCGATGGGGCAGATTGGCCGGTCTGGCTACCGCACGATCTGGCGCCGCCTTGGTGCGACACTGAAGATACGCGACCGCGTCTACGAGGCGTCAGGGACTGATCCTGTACGCATCTACATCATGGGTGCTGAACTGCTGCTGTCAGGGACGCGGGCCTAATGGCGCTTTCACCGATTAACCCTACACAGTTAACGCCGCCGCGCGTCGATCTGATCGACCCGCGGTCAGGCGCTATTAGCCGTGAATGGTATCGGTTCTTCCTGTCGCTGTTGACTGCGACGCAGACCAACCAAGATGAAATCGAGTTAGCGCCTGACGCTACATCGCTGATAGCGTCCTACGACGCTATGCTGGAGTCGCTGGCGCAGACCACAGAGAGCGCGCCTGACTGTTGCAGCGCGACGGCAGATGTAGACGCTAAGGTAAACAGCCTCGCGCAAGCTACCGCCAGCGCACCGCCTGCCGCGTCGGAAAGCGAAATCGCGGTCATTCAGACGCAGCTTCAGGCGCTGGCATTAGCGCCGCCACCAAAAGAATTTATCTCGCCGCGCTATGGCTCGTTCTACGACACGACCGATCAGACCGCCGCTGTCATTAACACGGCCTATGCCATGACGTTTAACGCCACCGATATAACTTACGGCGTCACACGCGGCACACCAACGTCGCGCATTTATGTTGACCGCTCTAACATCTACAACATACAATTTTCCGCGCAGTTTATTAACACTGGCGGCGGCGCTCACCGCGTTTGGGTGTGGCTACGCAAGAATGGCACCGACGTAACCAACAGCGCGACCGTCGTTCGTATTCAAGGAAACAACACTGAGGATGTCGCAGCGTGGAACTTTCTGCTACAGATGAACGCAGGCGATTATTTTGAGTTGATGTGGGAAGTAGACAACACCGGCGTGTCGCTGCACGCAGACCCTGCCACGGCTGTTCACCCAGCCGTCCCATCAATTATTTTGACCGTGACTGACAACGTGAGTTCCTTGGAGGTATAAATGGCCGTATCAATTAGTAACATCATCCCCGCCAAGACAGCGGAGAACAGCCAGACGACGCAGTACACGTCGAATGGCGTGCAGACAATCATCGACAAGTTTACCGCGACGAACTACAGCGTTTCGGCTGCGACGATTAGCGTCAACCTTGTTTCGGCTGCGGGCAGCGCCGGCAACGATAACTTGATTGTCAAGACCAAAACGCTCCAGCCGTCTGAGACTTACACCTTTCCTGAACTGGTCGGCCATGTGCTGCCTAACAATGGCTTCATCAGCACAATTGCTGGCACGGCGTCGGCCATCAACATCCGCGCGTCAGGTCGTCTGGTTAGCTAATGCCGGTGACAGTCCGCACTGCTACTGTCGAAGACATACCAAGCTATATGGACTTGGCGGAAGCGTTTGTGGCGACAACACCTGTCAACCATCTGATCCCGTTCGACCGTGACAGCACTGCGGCGTTCGTCGAAGGCGCGCTGGACAACGAAAACATGGTTGTTTTGGTGGCTGAAGATGATACCGAAATAGTCGGCATCACGGCGGCGATTGCGTACCCTATGTACTTCAACCCATCAAAGCTGGTGGCGCAGGAGTTGTGGTGGTATATCAAGCCAGACGCACGGGGCGGAACAGCATCAAAATTGCTGTTTCAAGAGATAGAAAAATGGGGTAAGAGTAAACAAGCCGAAGCTATGTTTATGATTGCGTTGGACAACGACCGCGTCACGACTATGGCAAAAATGTACGGACGCTTAGGATACGCGCCCACAGAACGTGTATTTGTAAAGGGATTAAACTGATGGCAATCACCACAGGCATGGCAATCGCAGCAGGCGTATCCGCCGCATCGTCACTGGCTGGCGGCGCGATGGCTAAAAGCGCAGCCAAGAAAGCATCTAAGGCGCAGGTTCAGGCAGCACAGGACGCTAATGCTGCACAGGAGCGTATGTTCCAAAAGCAAATGGAACTGCAAGAGCCGTTTCGCCAAGGTGGTATTACCGCGCAAGACCAGATTATGCAGTTGCTGGGCATCGGCGGCGACAAGACCGCCGCTGGCTACGGCAGCATGGCGAAAGCCTTCGGCACAGACCAATTCCAGCAAGACCCCGGTTACGCCTTCCGTCAAGCGGAAGGCATGAAGGCGCTAGAGCGGTCGGCAGCAGCGCGCGGCAATCTACTGTCGGGCAGCACCATGAAGGGCATCCAGCGTTTCGGTCAGGACTTGGCAAGCCAAGAGTACCAGAACGCATTTAACCGTTATCAGGTTGAACGGTCGGCGCGTCTTAATCCGCTTCAGTCACTGATGGGTTCTGGTCAGTCAGCAACCAATGTGATGACAGGCGCCGCTGGTCAGATGGGGCAGAACGAAGCATCGAACTTGTACAACGCTGGTCAAGCCCGCGCGTCTGGCTACATCGGTCAAGCTAACGCGCTTAACACTGCGCTGGGTCAGATCGGCGGGACGATAGGGCAGCTACCCATGCAGAACGCAATGATGGATTATTACCGCAGTAATATGCCCGGTCGCACCGGCACTGGCCCCGGCGGCACTTTTGAGCCGGGCGGCGGTTTTGGTTCCAGCACGCCATTCCGCCTGCCCGGCTTATTAAGAGGTTAATGATATGGCTAACCAGATGATAGCACTTCAAGCGCGCAATCCGCAGCTTCCTGATCCCGCCCGCGCTACGGCGCAGATGGCGAACATGATGAACATGGCGTCGCAACAGCGCGCGGCGCAACTTCAGGGTGAGCGTATACGTCAGGAGATGGAGTACGCCCGCGCAGGTGAAAATCGTGCGGAAGAAACGCAAAGATTGAATGTACGTAAAGAAGACCAAGCATACCGTGTTGCGGGGATGACCGAACTTCGCAACAGGGGCGTAGGTGTTCTCCAATCTGGATCAGAGGAAGCCTATCAGCTTTGGCTTAGGCAAGCAGACGCGATTGACCCTGACTCCGCAGCAGTCATGCGTCAAATCGCGCCCACCTTTAATAAAGACGCGATGACATTTGCTATTACGAAAGCCGACGAGTTCATTGCAAATAACACCTCAAAGCGGAAGACAGAGATAATATACGATAAAAACGGTATCCCCATATTAGTGGAAAGCGGCGGCAATACGGACTATGAGGCAACGCCTATAGTTGCGACAAAGATACGCGACGTAAATCAACCACCCCGCGCTACACCAACGGCACCGCCAGTAACGGCGGGTGCGGACGTGGATATGCGCGCAACGCGCGGCGCCAACACAACACCGCAAGACCTGATAAACCAAGGAATGAACCCTAATAACATTCCTTCTGGTATGCCTACTTCGCGTCCAGTGTCGTTCAACCAAAGCGATATGGGCGGCGCAGGCGCCGTGCAGATGACGCCTGAAGTGGCGCAGCAGATTGTTGACACTGCGGTTAAGACCGGCATGATGGCGCAGGCGGACTTCGACCAGCTTATGGCGATGGCACCAGAGCAGAACAAGCAGCCGTTCATGGAGATGATCCAAGCCAATAATATTAAGCTACAACCCAGCGGAATGGGTCAGCGGCCACAATCGCAGTTTGCTGATCTTCGTAGCCCAGCGCCGCAGTCACAGACCGCTGGCCTGCGCGGTGCGCCGCCCATGGAACAGACGCTGGCGCAGTATAGGGTGGGTGATCCAATTCAGGGTCGCAACCCAAGTGTGGGCGCGTACCCCGGTTCGGCGCAAGTTCCTTTGGGCCGCCTTGGCGCGGAAAAAACAACAGAAGCGCAAGCTGCCGCGGACGTAAATTTGCGAATGGCGCCGGAGATTGCAAAGGCGACTAAGCTAGCGGAACGCGCTGTTGAAAAAAGGTCAGAAGCACTAGTAGCAAAAAATGAAACCAAAGCAGCAATTCAAAGTCTTGATAAATACATTGAAGAAATAGATGCGCTTTTGCGCTCTCCTGACCGACGTTTTATTGTTGGCCGAATTGAAGGTAACCTACATTACCTTGGTAGCTTGGGTCAAAACGAACGCCAAGCTGAATTGCAGGCTATGTATGATAGGATTAAAAACGCCGATACACTTGGATCGTTGGTGGAGGCGAAACAGGCTACCCCAACTGGCGGGTCGCCAGTCGGTAACGCATCTAACCTAGATGTTCAGCTTATAGCTAAAAGTGCTAACTCTTTAACCCAAACGGGCGGCGTACCTAAGTTTGATGAGGATTTAAAAAAACTACGCCGCGAGGCATACCGCACGCGCCAACGACGCATAGAATTTTATAACGATAGGTATGGCGATTTATCTGCCGAAGACCCTAAGTTTAAACTGACCGTGCGGCCAATCGCAGACCGGTATATAAGTTCTAAAGACTTACCTAAGCCGCCAGCGCGCTCGAAGACACCCACAAGCAGGCTTTCAGCGGAAACCCGCGCAAAATACGGACTATAAATTATGGCTACTGTCGCGCAATTAGAAGCTGCTTTGATGAAGGCAGATGCTGCTGGCGATGAAGCGGCGGCACGCGAAATCGCGGCGGAGATTAAGCGCACGCGTACAGCCAAGCCAGCTAAACAGCGCGTTGCCCCACCGCGCACACGCGGTTCAGGTGTCGGCGCGGTCAATGCGTTGCTGGACAACATTAACGAAATTATACTGGGCGTCCCTGAAGGCGCGTACAATCTCGCGGCTATGGTTACCGATCCCATATCAGGCATGATTTTCGGTAAGGAAGCTGTAAAGCAAGCGCAGGGCCAACGCCGCGCTGCTACTGATTATTTATCGCGCAATTTGGTAACAAAGCCGCGCCCGCTTGCCCGCGAACTTGGGCGGACAATAGCGCCCGGCGCTGCGGTCACACGCACAGCCAACGTACTCGCTCCCTTGGCACCAAAAATACCTGTAGTCGGCGACGTTGTATCAAAGGTTTTAAAGTCTACTGCGTCTGGCGGCATTGGTGTAAAGGGTGCGTCTATCCCTGAAACTATCGCGCTGAAGGTTGCGGGCGGCGGCGCTTCCGGTGCAAGTACCGCAGCTTTGATGGGGCAAGACCCGGTTGAAGGCGGTCTTTACGGCGCTGGGTTACCTATCGTTGGTACGATATTGAAGAAACTTGGCGGCGGCGCTGTCGATATTTTTCGGATGTCCAAAGTTCAAGCGGGAAAGATTATCCGCGAGGCGCTTGGTAAAGATGTTGACGCGGCGAAGGCTGCCTTTGCCCAGCTATCGCCCGGCGACCAGCGGTTAGCGCAACAAGTCTTGATTGAAGCGGGCGTAGAGCCTAGCCCGTTTTTTGGTTTGGGCAAGATTGCCAGTAACCAAATGGACCCTGACGCTACTCGCATTATATTGGAGCAGCAAGAGGCGGCGCGCAATGCCCGTCTGGCGGGCGTTTCAGGCGGCGCCGACCCTACCGCGCAGAGGGCCGCTGCTGATGTTGAACGCCGCGCAGTAAATGAAACTACGACCCCTGCGCGCGAAGCCGCGCTAAGCCGTAAGCCAATGTTGGCCGCGCCGTTAGTCAATACCTTACGGCAGCAAGCGGAAGCTAAAGGGGTCCGTACTAGTTCCGCGCGCCGTGCGTTGCTTAAATTAGCCAACCAAATTGAAGGCGCTACCGATCAAAACGGTATGCTTGATCCTTATGATTTGTACACGCTTCGCAAAGAAGCCAGCGACATCGTTGAAAAATATGTCGCGTCGTCAGCGCAACCATCTACAGGGTCAAAAAAGCGCGCGGCAGGGCTAGTTATGGGTTTTAAAAACGCGGTTGATGAAGCGTTAGGGCCAGCGTTTAAAGACTATTTGGTTCAGCATCAGCGCGGTATGCAGAACGTCAACATACAAGAGTTGGCCGCGCGCGGCGCGCAACTAGCCGAAGAAAGCCCCGACGAGTTTATTAAACTAATGAACCGCAGGCGCCCAAAAGTTGTCGAAGATGTGTATGGTAAAGGTACCAACCAGTTTGACATCAGCGGATTGGCGCTGGCCGATCCTGCGCGGTACTTGGCACTGAAATCGTCGGCGAAAGAACTAGAAACGCTCAGTAAGATGGACAAGTTAGCGTCGAGCGGTCAAGCGCGCGCGCAAAATATCTTAAGCGCACAGGAACCCGGAAAGCTATCTAGGGCGGCTATGTCTATTATACGCGCTAAATACCCGCCATTAGCGTTTCTAGGTACAGGCACGCAGGGCGCAACAAGCGCGTTCGTGACGCCCGCAGTACAGAAAGAAATTGCAAAGGCCTACGAAAGCGGGCCAAACATGATGGCGGCTATGAACCAGCTTCCAACAGCCGTGCGTATGTCGGAACAAGTGCAGCAGCGGTTAAGCCCGACGGCGCGCAATGTCATGGCACAACAGTTTGGTGCGCCATCTACCCTTGGGGCGCAATATAACTTCCCTGACATAGACCCTGAGTCCGGCGAACCGCTGATAGATATTGATTTTTCAGAAGGCTACGCCGTGCCTATATACGGCAGAGTATCACGCAACAGTATGAGACGCTAACCTATGACTTCTATCGACCAGACCCAAGCACAACTCAACACGCACGAACAGGTCTGCGCGTTCAGGTACGACAGTATCTGCGCGCGCCTGAAGCGTCTGGAGAGCGTCGGCATGGGCGCCGCCGGTACAATCATCGTATTGCTGGTCGGCATATTGCTGGCGTTGCTAGGCGTGAAATGAGTATCATCCTCGGCGCGCGGTCACTGTCGCGGCTTGAGGGCGTGCATCCAGACCTTGTCCGCGTCGTCAAGAAGGCCGCGGCGCTGTCGGACCTTGACTTCACGGTGCTAGAAGGCTTGCGTACCGTCGCGCGCCAGACGCAGTTGGTCAAGCAGGGCGCGTCGAAGACGATGAACTCACGTCACATTACAGGACACGCTGTCGATTTAGCACCGCTGATCGACGGTAAAGTATCTTGGGACTGGCCGCTCTATCATCGGCTAGCCAAGATTGTGAAGGCCGCTGCGGCGGCTGAAAAAGTGCCGCTCCAGTGGGGCGGCGATTGGCGGACGTTCAAGGATGGCCCGCATTGGGAACTGCCTTGGAAGTCCTATCCGAAAGGAAAATGACATGAATAAGGATCAATTATTTGGGATCGTTCGTACAGTTGCTGCGGCTGGCTTTGGCTATCTGGCAGGAAAAGGTCTCATCGACGGTGCAACGGCTGAAGCATTGGCTGGGGCTATAGCGACCATCGGCGTTGCTGTGTGGTCTGTTGTAAGCAAAAAATCTGTAGCTAAGCCCGCAGAATAATGAAGTTCCTGACGCTCTTGCTGGGTGTTCTAGACAAGCTGTTGGGTGCTTGGGCAGAACGCCGTTGGAAACAGCAAGGGCGTCAAGAAGCCATCAAGGAAGCGAACGATGCAATTAACAGGCAAATCGAACTGGGTGAAGCTGCCGTTGCTATTCCTGATCCTGAGCGTGACGAGCGGCTGCGCGACCGTTTCGACCGTTCCCGTAAATAGCTACTGCGCTATCGCCAAACCCATTACCTACGACGCTACGCAAGACACACCTGAAACGGTAGCCGAAGTCGAAGCACACAACAGTCGCTTTATTTGTCTGTGCGAACAAGACTGTCCCGCCACCGCTCCAGATACCAAATAGCCTTGCGTACCTCTTGACCGACCGCGTCCTTGCGTCCGGCACGGCTGACATATTTCAGGGCGTTACCGCGGCAGTAACCGGCGAACTCTTCTGGCGATAGCTTGGCTTGAATGTAGTCGATAGCTTCTATCCCGCCAGCCTTGTAATGGTCAGGCTCAATAGCCGACTTAAACTGCATGGCCTCTGCCCATGACCCAGCATCGCTCTTGTCGTCTATCATTTCTTCAGTCCCTTCATTAGTTCGACGCGCTCCCGCGCCGTCCGCATCGCAGAGTAACGCTGATGCAACCGCCGCGCGATGGCAGGGCGCTTGTGCGTCTTCAGTTCAGCGTCCAGCGCGTCCTTTAGCTGCTCTTCCGTAAGGTCGGACAGCACCGCGATCATCGACCGCCAGTTTAACTTACTCATTTTTCAATTCCTCTAAGGCTATGTCGGACACCGCACGCTTGTCGTGCAGCGCCGCCCATATACGTTCGTCAATACTCTTTTCGGTCAGCATCACATAGACCCACACGTCCTTTGTCTGGCCGCTGCGGTGCAGGCGTCCGACAGTCTGCTCGTACAGTTCCAGCGACCAAGGCAGCGACAAGAACACCATGTGGCATCCGCCATGCTGTAGGTTCAGGCCGTGGCCTGCCGACTTAGGGTGCGCCAACAGCAACTCGACCTGTCCTGCGTTCCAGTGTTCGATGACGTTGTCGTCGTCCATTGTCTTTGCGTGCGGGAAGCGGCGCTTCAGTTCGGCCAACTCTTCCTGATAAGTGTAAGCGACGATGGTGTTCGCCCGCTGGTTCTCCGCCAGCAGTTCTTCCAGCCGATCAAACTTGTGGCTGCTGAACCAGATGGACGGCGTGCCAGCGGCGCGGTTGTAGACAAAGCCTGACGCCATCTGTTGCAGCTTGGTTGTCACCGACGCAGCGTTCTGCGCTACGATCTGGTCGTCGCCAAAGCGCACGACATATTCGCGCTTCATCTTTTCGTATGGCTTGCGGTCGTCCAGCGCGACGCGCACTTCTGTGACGTGGCACGGCGGCAGCTTGTCCTTATACTCGCCCGGCTCCAGCACGAACGTCGCAGGGCGGATGCGCTGCATGACTTGCTCCAGCGCGCCGGCTGCGGGAACCCACTGGCCGAAGTCGCGGTTGGTGCAGATGAAATACTGCTGCATGAACGCACCCTTGGCACGGCCTAGCAGCGTCTGGTCAATGATCTTGCACTGGCCGAAGACATCCTCAAGGCCGTTCGACGTGAACGAACCTGTCAGACCCCAGCGCACCTTGACGTTAGCCAGCAGCTTGTCCAGCGCCTTGAAGCGTTTGCCGCTGGGGTTCTTCAGCCGCGTCAGTTCGTCGAACACAATTCCGTCAAAGCCCGATAAATCCTCTAGCTTATCTAAGTTGTCGTAGTTAATGACGACGACACTGGCGTCGCTCCGCAACGCATCCACCCTTTGCGCTGGCGTGCCGACAGCCAGCGCAGGAGCGACGCCAGACCACTTCGGTGCTTCGACAGGCCACACGTCCGTGCAGACGCGCTTCGGCGCTACGACCAGCCAGCGTTTGACATGGCCGTCGCGCAACATCTCGTCCATCGCCGTCAAGGTAATGGCCGTCTTGCCCGCGCCGACAGGCGCAAGGATCATGGCGCGGTCGCGTTCATACAGGAACGTCGCCGCCTGCTGCTGGTACGGCCTTAGCTGAAGCGTTTGAGCCATTCGTCCACATCCTCTTTAGACCACAGGCAGGCGTAGTGCTGCTTGGTGTGCGTCATCTCATCAGAAAAGATACGCTGCAACGCAGACAACCTACCGTTAGGCTGCTTCAGTTCCACGAACCATGCCTCACCGTTGGGCATACAAGCGATGCGGTCGGCGACGCCGATCTGCGTGATGCTGCGGAACTTATAGGCGTAGCCGCCCGCCGCCCGCACACGTTTACAGAAATACCGCTCTATCTCTTTCTCAGTCATGCGAGGGGGCTACTACAAAATTTTTTGCATTTCAAGGCTTGCATCAAATTTTGTTGTATGTATTATGGCGGTTCAAACAGTAGAGTGAGGTACGATATGCAGCACAGTAAGATAGTCGGCGGCTCGACCGCCAAACGCGTCATCGCCTGCCCCGGCAGCGTCGCGCTGGTGGACAGCGTTCCACCCAAGCCAAGCAGCAGCTACGCCGACGAAGGCACGCTCCTGCATGACACTATAGCATCTATCTTAGAGCGCGACCTTGACCCGTACAGCATGGTTGGCACGACATATGAGAAGACCGTGCTGACTGAAGCACTGGTCGATGACAAGCTGATACCTGCGCTGCGTGCGCTGGACGAGATAGACCCCAAGGGGGAGATGGAATATGCGGTTGAAAGCAGGGTTGGTTTTGGTGATTTTCTGCCTGACGTTTTTGGTTCTACCGATCTTCTTGG